ACCTTCAGGTGTCCTTGCCATTATTATTCTCCGAAAAGACTGTCGCTAGTGCTAAAACGACCGCCGCAAACAACCTAACGCCGAAACCAATTAAAAGCATTTGGATATCTTTATCGTTCATTTTTTGTCCTTGTAAAACTTACAAGATTTAACTGCGCACCATCCATTACATAAACCCGATGGACGTTCAATCCATTTACCTGTCTCATACGCTCTTTCTAACTTGGCTACACGAGGCACAAACTCTTGCCATATCATTGGCACTTCACGCCTTGTAAATACCTGTGAGTCAATCTTTTTCTCTTTAAGCCATATGAATCCTGTGGAAACCACATTAACTTCGGGGTAAGTTGCAAAAGCGTAACCTGCGTAAAGCATAAGTTGCTCAGTTGGCTTTCTCTTTCCTGTCTTATGGTCGAGTATTGCAACCCGATCATCGTGCTTGACAACCACATCCGCAATGCCACGACTCCAAGCGTTACCCCAAGGAGCAGGCTGAAAGTTCTTATCAACCGCCATTTGGATTTCACAGAATTTCTCCCCACGCAGATTATCTATTTTCTTTGCTATGTTTTCCCATTGGGACATACCCTCGGGTAACGGCGTTTTATTTAGAATCCTATGCTCCATAGCGGTATGAACTTTCTCACCCCATATGGTTGCCTCAGTAGGAGGCTCAGGGAAATCCTTGGCTACCCTAGCATGGTAGAACTTCTTCGGACATGTCTCAAAGGTACTCAGTTGTGAGTAAGTCCAAGCAGGCATTGTAGGTATCATTTGCACTCCGCATAATTTAAACCAGACGCAGCTTCACAGCTTAGAGGCAAAGTCGGACACCAGCTGGGGGCCTGCTTCATTCTCCATAGCATCAGGTTCGTAGCCCACTCCTCCTCGGACTTGGGAACGACACAAACAACCTCGTCATGAACTGTCAATGCTACCTTAAAACGACCGCCTTGACCATCTCTTTTGCGCATATCTTGATCTATTTTTGCCATTTGCTCAAACACAACAATCTTGGCTAGTCCTTGCACGACATTCTCAACAAACTTACCGCCGTATATCTTTGTAGCCCCATAGCGGTTGTCGTATTGGAATCCGTCAGGTGTCTTGACTAAATTGGGATACCTTATCATGGTATGGTTTGGTAGCTTAACACCACTGTTGTCGAACGTCAGGAGGATGCCTTGCCCATGATGGAACTCACGCTCCAGCCCATTTGCCATGCCCTCTAAGATTCGGTTAAATACATTCCATAGCTCGGCGATCTTGGAGTATTGTCTTCTGTATAGCGTTACGATTCGCTTGGCTTCATCTAGCTCGATGTCCAAACTGATACCGCCCATACCGACCTTTAGAGTATTCTTAAACTTCTCAGCACCCATGCCGTAACCAAGACCAAGAATACAAGTCTTACCAACAAACCTCTCAACCTTGTCAGCTTTAGTTATTGTGCGACCATAAACTGTGGATGCAAAGTCGGAATAAATGTCTCGGTTTTCAGTAAAGCCTTGGAGTAAGTACGGCTCTTTAGCTAACCACGCAACTACTCTTGCCTCAATCTGAGCAGAGTCACACGCTACTATGATATGACCTTCAGGTACTGTAATAGCCTCACGCAACTTTCCACCACGAGGGAGATTTTGTAGATTCATTTTATCGCCACCAGACGCACGACCTGTATGCGCACCCCAGTAATTAAGCATGATAGGTAATTTGCCACGACCTGCTATTTCAAGGAAAGATTCGGTACGAGTTTCCTCAATCGTTGACTTAACCCCAAGCCTTGCGCTAACTACTGCTTGAACTAACGGGTCAGGATGCTCCAATAATTTAGTGAACTCCGTGTCCGTTTTACTGAACGCATAAGCCTCCTTTCCTGTACGAGCAGACACTTTCATGGGGGGTTCTACGCCCATTTTTCGCAGAATTTCGGCAAATTTCGGGTTAGACATAAGACTTTCACGACCTATTGTCTGATCTATCTTCGCCATCAAGCGGTCTTTTTTGTTCTGTACATCGTGTAAATGGTTAACTAAAATATCTTCGTCGAGCACAAGTACAGGGTCAGTATACATACGCAACATTAGGTCTTGTATATACATCTCTTTGGGCGGATTGAACTGTTTAAGTATGTGATAAAGTGTGTATGTAATGTCCACATCGTTCTTACAATACTCGCCGTACCTCGCTAGTTCCTCAGGGGTAAAGTCTTCTCGCCGTTTACCAATAGCATTGACGACTTCCGTACCCTTCTCGCCGATCATGAACTTCTTAGCCAGCGCCGCAAGCGAACCACCTACCGATTGACCTGTAACTGGTCGTGCCATTGAGAGGGTATCTATATAGTACTTAGGTGTGATGCCAAACTTCCATGCTAGGATTGCTCCGTCAAATGCCATGTTGTGACAAATTAAATAACAGTTGTGGATTTGAAGGGCAAGTAAAGCCTGCTGCAGCGACGCCTCGTCTCCGCTTACCCATTTAGAACTGCCGTCGTTGACTTTGTACGCAAACCCAATGACTTCAAACTGTGGGTCACGGATGTATGCTTCTGTTGTGTATTTCTTAAGACCAAACTCTTTGGAATAAAAGGTTTCAAAATCAAGTGTAATAGTGTTGTTCATTTTGTATTAGTAGAATGAGGAGGGAGGTTAACAAGGCAATGCAGGATGTCGGACATGGGGAATTTTCCTTGTTTCTGCCCCATCGAGTCGAACGACCAAATGCACTCCCAGTTTAAAATACTGCCCTCTCATACTGCTTTGTATCTACTTTCTTTTTTGGTTGTCGTTTGGGGGATTCAGTGAGAAGTTTCCTGGGGAAAGGCCAAGTTGTATCTCCTCTTGAAGTAGTTGTCGTGTTAGGTATTTTCTTAGCCATTCGTGTCCTCCAATTGCGTAAAACATATCTCTTTGGTTTTTACTTAATCGTATAGTTACAAAAACCCCTTTTGTTATTTCACTTATTTTCCTCGGCATCGTAACCTCCTAATAAATAAACCATGAAACAAAAAACTGCGGTTATCCATACGGATGCTAGCCCAAGAATAGCCATAAGTAATAGATACTCAAGTATTTCATTCATGTGTTTCGCTCCTTACATAATTGTTCTGTGGCACGCATCAGTTGGTCAAGGTCTACCGCTTCTTGTTCTTCACCATAAGCATTTATTTCTTTTTCAAACGTTAACAGTTTAAGTCTTTCTAGGTCATCATCCGTCAACCCTACCCACTCTCTCCCCTCCACCAACCACACAACCTCATCTTCTTTAATCAGTCTCTCGTGCGGATTAGGAAGTCCCATGCACCCACGCTCGAAACAAGCTCTATCGACCATTAGTTTTTCATTCATGTGTTCTTATCCTTTACCAAAAAACTTTTCAGTACATGAGAGGCAATACAGCGCATACCCGCCACCAACCCCACATTCATCGCACCCTTTGGGGTGAGTGTAGAGAGGTATCTTTGGCAGATTCGCTACTGTTGGTGTTCCCCAAACAATGGGTTTAGCCCATTCTAATTTGCGTTTTTCAACATTGATATATGCCACAGGCTCTTCTTTAGTCATTCTTGTCCCCTTGCTCTGATTTTGTCCGCAATGATTTCAGAGTAATTACGTTCTAACCCATCTGCGTATGAGTCTGCAATCTTTGCACATTCCTCACGCTCATCTTCAATTAAGGCATCAACAATAGTGCGTACCATACCTTCGCTAAAATGTTCTAAAAGTATTTGTATTGCTGTATCTTTAATCATCATCTTCCTCCATAGCGTCAATAATTAATTGTTGTTTCACTAACTCCAAGCAACCAATTACAGTTGACATATAAAGTGTCTCATCATATTTGTGGATAAGTTCAAACAATTCATCAATAAGACCTTCAGCCAGTTTGCCCTGATTAAGATTCATACCAACTCCTTGTTAAAAGACCAAGCACAACATATACAGCAAGTGCATACATGACGGCAATAAACAAATTATCCTCAAGCCTACTGCGCTCGATGCCAAGTAGAACCTCTTGCACCCAGTCTTGATCCTCGTTGTGGTAGTTAACATGTGGGTAATAGTTGCATCCAATCAATAATTTACCTGTGTTGTAAGGAACTATTTTTTTCTCTGTATTTATTGGTTCCGTACCCCAATGGGTTTCGCAGATGTTGTCCATTTACTCCCCTTTCAATACTTTGTCTACCATCTCAGCGGTAATCAAATCTCTGAGTTCATTTATATCTTTAGCTATCCACTGGAATGTCTTTGATTCAGTCATTAGCCTATGAGATATTAAGATGAAACCATTCTCAACTTTCTCTATATCTACGCTAATCATTTGTCTGTTCGTAGGTGCTATCCTATTTGTCATAGTGTTTATGTCATAAGATGTGGGGCTTTGCGCTATTTTGTACTGAGTTGCTATGTTTGTATTTAGTACGCTCATATCACCTCCGTTTACTTGCTTTAGTAGGCGGTCTACCTCGTCCTCTTTTAGCTGGGGCTTGTGGCGTAATGAGTTCCACCAACTTAGCGACATAGTGTTGTGCTTTGAGAACATCTTTTAAACCTTCCTTGTCTTTGTATCTTGCTAGGTACTTGATTGCATTACCACGAATGAAGCCCTCGAATTCATCAGGCGACATCCAAGATGCCATAGCATCCCAAGGTTGGAT